TCAAGAATTCATGGACGAACTGAGTGATCTTGGCATCACAACTGCTGAGCAGTTTGAGGATGCTTACTTTTATCAGACTGATGTATACAATGCAGAGGCTGACTTCGCTCAGTTCTACGCTGAAGATATTGCATGTCTCGATGTCACCAATGACGCAGGGATGGGTTCATTCCTTGTCATTGATTGGCAAGCTACTTGGGACACATCATTGTCCTATGACTTCTCTACCATCGAGTTCGATGGTGAGACTTACTTCTTCAACAACAACTTCTGATCGTAGGTTCTAAGCCTTCACCAAGGTGCAAGTCCTTGGCTTTCTTTTGCCGCTTGAATGCGGCCAACTGTACACTCACGTATCTACACATGACCAAGCTCCACTACCTGCAAACGCCTGATGGTGAGGTTCAATTCTTTGACTGTTACATCGAGGAGCGCCTGGACGCAGTGCGCTGGATCCTCGATCAAGGCTATGAACTTTGCGGCGAATCCTGATCAAATGATTTCACTTCCTAATCCTCGTATGACTTTCAAATTTATTCTTGAAGATAACTGGACGTCAAGGATGACGTTCGTAACTGTTGAAGATTGCATTGATATTGATGATGCAATCAATCACATTAATAGTGAGTTCCCATCTCACACCATTGATCACATCAAGGAGGTTAAGTGATGTACTCATCAACACTCAAGACTGATTATCTCTTGTATCACGAAGTCATCCACAAGGATGACATAGACGTAGCAAAAGTGATTGGGTTCAAGGACGGAACCTATGGTTACATTCTTGATCACAACATGTCTTGTTCACGTGGTTACAAAACTGTTGCTGATTGTAAGTCAATTCTGTTTCCTGTACTTGATTCATTGGAGGTTAAGTGATGTCTGATTACACACAACTGCACGAGAATGTAGACAGTTGGTATGACTCAATCAACGATGTAATTGAACATGCCAAACCTGATGCATATGGTGATGCACATTATCCACGATTCAATCAATATCTTTACACTTATCTTTCTTGTATCGAGGAGTTCTCTAATGATGTGGAATGAATCAACAATCATCCTTGCAATTGTGGGGATGATTGGTTTATTTAGTACGGCACTTATCTGGCAACGTGCTAACAAATTGTCGCACAACTACTACAAATCAAGGACGCAGCCCGCGTCTTTCACAATCAACAAATCACGGACGGAGTGACCATCTTGGCATTGCTTGGCTTACAGAAAATGGATGAATATGAAGTTCAATTGAAATACGGTGAGGAGCTATTTACTGAGTATGTATTAGCTCCCGACTCAGAACACGCCGCTTGGGCTGCACTTGAGTTGTCCACGAACCGCAACATGACACTACATAACGTGAGGATGATCGATGAATGGTAAGAAGTACTTCCCAAATGATTGGGAACATGTTCAATCTTTGCCTGATGAAGCAATTGAAGCACCAACAGTTGAGGAGTTCTTTGAACATGACCTTAGTATGTGGTTAATCCCAAGCAGTGTCGCCTGTATCATCAGGGCTGCGGATAAGAATACAGGAAAAGTGAAAGAGTACACCTATCAGCGTGAAAATGCGGCTGCTAAAAGACTCGAATCACTAATCAAGGACGAAACAAAAGAAGTAACTGTCTGCTCAAATGCAGCAATTTATGTAATTAACCCAAATGACGGAATTTTCAATGACTGAGATCGAAGCACTGACAGAGGAGGAGTATGCTTACTTCCTTGCTTTCGGTGATGTAGAAGACATTTCGGTGCATCCGCACCAAGTATGGGACGAAACAGGTCGTTAGTTAATATGGGTGCCGAGTAATTCGACCCATTTGAAACGAGTGACTGTGCAGCTGCGAGATGACTTGCATCTTGCCTTGAAAATTTTAGCTGCAAAGCGTGATACAACTTTACTGAATTTGATCAGCGATGCTGTGGAAATGTATTTACAGAAACATGAGAAGCCTTGAGCTTACTCATTACCCTGTTGACGACGACTTTCAATTGCTTTGTTCATCGGTTTCAACGACGTATCCCACTTCGACGTATGGCTCACTCCATCCACACTTCACGTCCACATAGGTATACTGGTCTTAGAGATCACCTACCGTGGACCCTCTAAAAAGACTCGAAACCGACCAAGACATCGCCGCTCTGTTGGATGCGTGGGAAATGCTCCGCGTCATCCATCATGAGGTGCCTGCCCAGGCTGTCACTGTTCTTCTATACGTCGCCTCACACAACCCGTGTCACAAACAAGCGATTGAAGAAGATCAAGGACTGACCACGGCGAGTAGCTCTCGGATGATCACTTTCCTGACTGGTAAAGGACGACCTGGAGTCAATCCTAGTGGTCTTGCATTGGTTGAGAAATACACCGATCCAGCTAACAAACGTCGGTTCATGTTGAGGCTTACACCTAAGGGTGAATCTCTCTGCAAACTTATCAAACAGCGCATCTATGGATGAGATCAGAACATGGCAACAGGCCATGGACTACACATTCAAAACACGTCACACATGGAGACACGGCAATGGACGAAAAACTTCGTCGATCAATTGTAACCACTTCACAAGATTGCGAGGAGGTAGCTTCCCTCTTAAGAAACTCACTCAACCCATCATCTCCCAGGTTTGTATTGAACTCGAAGATGAAGGAAAGTCTGATGCAACTATCAACAGAGTTGTTAGTGCTGTCTCGACGGTACTGAATCACTGTGCATTCGATGGATTGATTGATGCTGCGCCTAAGTTCAGACGACGTAAGGAATCTGAAGGACGTGTGTTGTGGTACACCAAGGACGAAGTAGCCAAATTAATTGGCCTGTCCACTGATGTATTCATGCGTGAAGATCTTGCGGACATCATTCAGTTCGCTGCCTACACAGGTATGCGACAAGGTGAGATCCTAAAGATCAGAGCAAAAGACATTGATTTCGAGTCAAATCGTATCCATGTCGGTGGTGCTCCAACGCAAACAACCAAGGCTAAAAACTGGAGATCTATCCCAATACATGACTGTATCTGGGAGATACTTCACCTACGTTGTTCACAATCAACGCGCAAGGATGTGCAGTTGTTTGGTGATGAATGGCGTGACAAAGATCAACTCTTGCGTGCCTTCAAAAAGGTCAACAAACTCATACCAAAGGAGGAATCCTATGTGTTTCACACACTACGACACAGTTACGCGACATGGCTCGCTGAAGCTGGCGTCCCAATCAGATCCATCATGGCTTTGTGCGGACACAAGCGTATCGAAACAACATTACGATATGCAAAGGCTACAGATGCAGCACTCACGGACGCAATGGCTGCTATCTGAGCGCGACTAATGGGTGGCGTGATAACCTCTTTCGGTCGGCAGCAAGCCGAGTTCTCAGCGAGTCTCATCGCTGGAATCCACACGCGGATGTGGCGGAATTGGTAGACGCGCTAGTTTCAGGTTCGCGCTCAATTTCTAAACGCTGACGTATATGTGCTGGATAAATACCAGCCACGTCAGTCATACACATATGTACACTACGGTATGGTTCTAAATACCGGATCTAGCGAGGATTGTTATTGCCAACCAAGTTTGAGATTGATGAGCAGGTGAAGCTTGAGCGTGAAGCAATACGGCTCGGAATTAAAAAGCTAAAAGAAAACACATATGACTTAGAAGACAAAAGCTATTCATCTGCCTCTGTTTATGGATGCAGCAGCATCAGCGCATTGCTTCCGAAGGTCACAGAACGCATCGAAAAAACTAACCAACGCATTCAAAGAGGATGCATTGGTAAGAGCTTCAAAGAGATACATCAATACCTTGAACCCATTGATCCAGGAGCAGCTGCTGCACTTGCCTTGAAGATCACTTTTGACAAGGTATTCAGTGTTAAACCTGGAAGCAATAAACTTCAAAATGTAATTACTGCAATTGGTACTGCTGTAGAACAGGAGGCACAGATGCAGTTTTATGAGAAGGAAGCACCTGGTCTACTTGATCACATCAAGAAAAAGTATTGGCACAAGTCAATAGGAACGCAGCAGAAGCTCTCGGTTACACGCACTATGTGGAACCGCAAGGACGTACCACAGTGGAAAAGCTGGGGAACAGTTAATAGAGCTAAGCTCGGCAACTGGCTACTTGATTGTATCTTTGAGGCATCGAACTGGTTTCATTTAGATCTAGTAAGAGTCCATAAAAAGACTGAGAATTATGTTGAGCCGACACCTGAATTCCTTGCGATCAAGGATGAGGTAATGGCAACGGCTGAGTTATTCAGTCCGATTGCTTATCCAATGATTATTCCTCCGAATAATTGGACTCTGACTGAGCCTGGAGGTTACCTATTAAATGAGGTAATGCGAGGCCACGACATGGTTCGGCGAGGTATGTGCCTTATACAGGGAGAGACTCCTATCAAGTTCCTAAATCATATACAGTCCGTTGCTTACACATTGAATCCATTCATTGTGAAGGTTGCTAGGCACTGTATGGAGAAAGGTAAGGAGATAGGAAAGTTTGTCCCTATTGTTGAAATGCCATTACCACCCAAACCTGTAGACATTGCAGACAATTATGAGTCTCGCAAAGAATACAGACGTAAGGCAGCTAAATCGATGAACTACAACGCTGGTTCATTCAAAAGGTCATGTCGTACAAGAATGACCATGGAGGCAGTAGACAGGTTTGAAAAGTATGAGAAGTTCTATTTACCTTGGAGCTTCGACTACCGTGGAAGAGCGTATCCGATACCTGCATTCTTAACACCGCAATGTACAGACTTTGGAAAAAGTTTGATAAGATTCGCTAATGAATCGTTTGCGGATGAGTATGCAGACGAATGGCTAGCTTTTCAAGTCGCTACTACTTATGGTCTCGACAAGGCACCTATCCACGAACGTATGGAATGGGTCAGTCACAATCGACAATTAATCAAGGCCATTGCTGATGATCCAATTGAACGTATGTCTGATTGGGAAGGAGCAGATGAACCTTGGCAGTTCTTAGCAGCCTGTGAAGAATATACAGCTGTTTGTATTGATCAGACGAGACAATCTACTGGTCTAATGGTAGCCACGGACGCGACCTGTTCGGGACTCCAAATCCTGGCTGGATTAGCAAGAGATGCAAGTACTGCATCACTTGTGAATGTATTGCCATCTGATCGACCACAAGATGCTTACAAAGTAATAGCTGAAGAAGCATTACCACACGTTCCTGACATTGTGAAACCACATATGGACAGGAAGGTAACAAAAAGGACAGTAATGACGGTACCTTATAATGCAAAACCTCATTCTAATCGTAGCTACATTCGTGAAGCTTTAAAAGAAAAAGATTTTGATATTGATAAGGACGATCTGACTGCAACTGTCAGAGCTGTAAGAGATGCAATGGACAAGGTAGTTCCTGGTCCTATGCGTGTCATGAAATGGATTGAGGATGAAGTAGCGACTGCATTCAAACGTGGAGCTGAAGAACTTCAGTGGTCTACACCTTCTGGATTTGTTGTTGTACAACGACTAATGAAACCAAAGGTTAAACGTCTGAGACTTCAGTTATTAGGTAAGGTCGAAATAAAAGTTGCTGATGGTGAGTCGGACGCTATTGACGTGGCTCATCACAGGAATGCAACTAGCCCAAACCTTATTCACTCACTAGATGCATCATTGCTACACCTATCTGCACTCCGTTTCAACGCTCCGATATCCCTCATACACGACTCGGTTTTATGTCGTGCTACTGACATGTCTTCTCTTTCATCCATTGTTCGTGAGACATACATGCATCTATTTGCCAAGCATTCCTATTTGGAATCTTGGGCTGAACAGATAGGTGCCGAAACTAAACCGCCGATCATTGGCACACTCAACCCTGAGTCAGTGATTGAATCTACCTATTTTTTCTGTTAATGACCCGTAACACATTTGTGACTAAAGAGCCTGTTGTCCTTGAAGGATTCCAGGCAGTGATGAAGCCCTCTAAATTTGGCTATTCACTTTCTGCTGTAGTCGATCAAGAGTTAATTGATTCCCTGGAAGATGACCGTACAGGTTCATTGAAGTGGGCTGAATCTAAACTCAAGAACCCGAAGCGATCAACTCTTAAACCAGAACCTTGGGAAGAAATTTCCGCAGGACAGTACAAGGTCAAATTTTCTTGGAATGAAGAGAACCGTCCACCTGTTGTTGATACTGAAGGTACTGCAATCACTGATGACCGCACTCCTATTTATAGTGGCAGCAAAGTTAAGGTTGCTTTCTATCAAAAGCCGTATGTCTTGAAGGACAATGTGACCTATGGCACCAGCTTGAAACTGGTTGGTATACAAGTTGTGTCCTTGTCTTCCAGTGCCGGTGTTGATACCGGTGATATGAATCCTGAAGATGTTGCCGCTTTGTTTGGTACTACCAAAGGTTTCAAACAATCCGAACCGAATATCACATCACCTGTGATTGAAGACACCGTTATGGTTCCTGACTTCTGATGACAACAGTTACTGAAGATCGGGGACGACAAAACATCTACGCAATTGAACCACCTATTGAAATTATGGAAGTTACAGAAACTCACAATGAAAAGGCTGAAAAGCTTAACGGTCGCCTGGCAATGCTGGGTGTCATGGCTGCAATTGGATCTTATGCCGTTACGGGTCAGCTCATTCCTGGGATCTGGTGATGGCATTCAGATCAGGCCTAGAAGAAAAGGTTGCTGATCTCATGGTTGAATTAGGAGTGAAGTATGAGTATGAATCGACTAAGGTTCCTTATCAGATTCAACACAACTACACTCCTGACTTTCTTTTACCTTCTGGCATATATTTAGAATGTAAAGGCTATTGGGATCCTGAAGATCGACGCAAGATCAAAGCAGTAAAGGAGCAACATCCTGAGATGGACCTGCGAATGGTCTTTCAAAATCCCTTCAATAGAATATCTAAAAAATCCAAGACTACTTACGCAAAATACTGCGAAAAACTAGACATCCCGTGGACAAGTTATGCAAACATCCCACTCGAATGGTTCCTCTGAGTTTGTAAGGCACATTGCCTGCCCTCATTGTGGATCATCAGATGGAAACTCTTTGTATACCGATGGACATACTTTCTGCTTTGTTTGTCAAACACATACACACGGTGATGGCAGCGAACCCACTCAACATGCAATGTCAACAGTACAGATGAGAGGTATTGCACAACCACTTGCCACTCGCAAGATCACAGAGAAAACCTGTGAAAGATTCAAGGCTTATGTCGATGGTGACAAGTTAAGGTTCCATTACTTTGACCGTGATGGTAAATGCATTGGAGCTAAGACAAAGACACCAAACAAGATCTTTTCTTATGAAGGAGATACTGATGGTGGTCTGTGGGGAATGCAGTTATGCAAATCCCGTGGCGGCAAGAGAATTGTTGTCACTGAAGGTGAGCTTGATTGTATGTCAGTATGGGAAGCACAACCTGGCTGGGACGTAGTATCTCTACCGAACGGTGCAGCATCTGCAAAGCGATCTATTCAGAAGAATTACGAATGGCTTTGCAAATACGAGAAGGTTGTACTTTTCTTTGACAACGACGACGCGGGCCAGAAGGCTGCTGTCGAAGCTGCCGCGGTCCTACCACCTGGCAAGGCTTACACAGGCTTTCTAGAGGACTACAAGGATGCCTCAGACGCTCTTATGGATGGTCAGGCTGCTGACATCAAAGCAGTATGTAACTTCAATCATGAGTTATACAGACCTGATGGAATTGTTGAAGGGAAATCACTACTTGACCTCGTAACAACACCCAATCCACCTAACGATCATGACTACCCATTTCAAGGACTTCAAAACAAACTACACGGTATACGATATGGAGAGCTTGTCACGATTACTGCAGGTTCTGGTATTGGAAAATCCTCCGTCTGTCGGGACATTGCAACTCAGCTTCTACAAAAAGGAGAGCGGGTCGGTTATCTGGCACTTGAAGAATCCAACCGTCGTACAGCTTTAGGTCTTATGTCTGCAGCTGTAGGTAAATCACTACATCTGGGGACACCTAAACGTGAAGAACTGGTCGATGCATTTGACGCGACAATGGCTAATTGGAACCTCTATTTGTTTGATGGTTTCGGCTCCTACGATCCTGATGTTATTTATAATCGCATCGAGTATCTCGCTCAGGGTTTGGACTGCAGAATTGTGTTCCTTGACCACCTCAGTATATTACTGTCAGGTTTGGAAGGAGACGAACGGCGAATGATTGACACCACAATGACTCGTTTGCGGTCACTTGTGGAGCGTACAGGTATTGCTTTGTTTTTAGTATCACACTTAAAAAGATCTGGAGGAGATAGGAATCATGAGGAGGGAGCAAGAGTTACTCTCGGACAATTGCGCGGATCTGCGTCAATTGCTCAACTGTCTGATGCAGTCGTCGCATTGGAACGCGATCAACAATCCAACAAAGATGGAGGTGATACGACAGTTAGAGTCCTTAAAAATCGCTATTCAGGCGAAACTGGCGTAGCTTGTACGCTTGCGTATAACTTAGAAACTTGTAAATTCGATGAATCAGAACCAGCCAAAGAGTTCGACCCAGCAACAGATTTTTGAAACGCCTCATCAGCAAGCAATGCTGACTAGACCAAAACCACCTACGGATGAAGCAATTAAGAAAGCACAATTTATAGATAAGACTTACGTTTGGAAAGCTAACTAATGCTCATCTTTGATCTAGAGACAGATGGTTTGCTAAATGATGTCACCAAGATCCATTGTCTTGTCATCCATGATGATGAGACTTCTAAAACTTTACGATACAACGACGAAGGCAATCAAGAACCGATTGTACGTGGTGTTCAAATAATTAATGATGCACCATGCATATGCGGTCATAACATAATTGGCTATGACCTATTGGTTATACAGAAGTTATACCCATGGTTCAAGCCTGAAGGAGATGTGATTGACACCCTGCTTTTGTCCCGATTGTTCTATACAAACTTGTTAGCTATTGATCATGTGAAAAACTGGAAAAACATGCCACCACAATTGTATGGAAGGCATAGCCTAGAAGCATATGGTTACAGGCTCTGCGAATACAAAGGCAACTTTTGTAAAGACACAGATTGGGCTAACTGGTCTCCCGACATGGAAGACTACTGCGAACAAGATGTATTAGTTACCACAAAACTACTGAAGAAGTTTGTAGGGAAAATCAATGACCTGTGAACTGCCTGATTGGATAAAACTCGAACATCGAGTAGCTCAAATACTTTCACAACAGGAACTACATGGATGGAAATTTAATGAGAAAGCTGCATGGCAACTTGCATCTACTCTCGGACAAGAACTTCGCGATACTGAAAACGTATTACGGAACAAACACCCTTACGTCGCTTCAACAGACTTCACTCCTAAACGAGATAACCGAACTTCAGGATATGTCAAAGGGGCAACATTTACTCGACTAAAAGAACTTAACCCAACTTCACGCGATCATATTTCATGGATTCTACAGACCTACTACAACTGGAAACCGACGAAGCTGACACCTACTGGGAAGCCGATTATCGACGAGATTGTATTGAAGGAGATAGTTGCCTCAGGTGGACCGTCGATTGCTTCGGATTTCATGAGATGTCTCGATATTACGAAGAAATTGGGGATGATCTCCGAAGGCACCAACGCCTGGCTCAAGTTATCTACGAAACATGAGCGAATCCATCACCACTGTTCGGTCGCGACCGCCACGCATCGATGTGCCCATAGGTCGCCAAACCTCGCAGCTGTGCCAAGTGACGAAAGATTTAGAGCACTTTTCACAGCAAGTCCAGGTCTCATTATGTGCGGCGCTGATCTTAGTGGGAT